CTCCCGACTGGGAGGCCTTATAGTTGGTGCGGCTGGCAGGAATTGAACCCACGACCCCTTGGTTCGTAGCCGTGTAGTCTGATTGCACAATTTCGCAATAAAATCAGGATGATACAGGTTTTGAATTGTACCCCAAAATGAAAAATTGAAAACTGTTAAGTCATTGATTTATTTAAACTAAAAAATTGCTAGGGGTACAGTTTTGAGGCTATTTTTTGCCCGTGATTCTTTTCATTTTTTGCTCAAGCTCATAGTCTTCACGACACCATACATCGCAAAATCTACCAACCTCTACTTGAGCATTGCAACTCAAACATCTGCCAGTAAATTTTATGGGCTTATTTTTAGCCCTTGCTTCTTGAATGGCGAGGTCTCTATCCCGCTCTTCTTTTTCTGAGGCTTGATCAAATACATCCATTATTCTGCCGCCTTAATAGCCTCTATTTGACTTGCCGCTTGTCGGTATTTGAGGTGGTTATCGATGGTGGCGGAGAGTACGGTATCAAGGTCAACGGTGGAAGTGATTGAGTCAGAGCTTGCGGGTTCTGTTGTTTGACCTGTGGCACTGGCGTTGAACAGCCTAATAAAACCATAGCTAACATAGCAATTAGAGCTAACAACACCATTATTGTTGGAATGATAGAGTGCTTTGGCTTGGAGTTGATAGCCTGCACTTCGGGCTTGCTCGTCTTTGAGGGCGGAAAAGAGTTGAGCGATGGCGAGGTCTTTTTGGGCTTGCTTTTTGGCAAACTCTTTTTCATAGGCTTCTTTTTGCTCAAGGCTGTCTTTGCTGATTTTTGCTTCGTAGTAGTTTTTTTCGTAGTTGTGACCAAGATAAGCACCTCCTAAAAGTGATAAAACGGATGAAACGAGAATGACAACAAGGCAATTTGAGCCCGTTGTTAAAAAAGCGATTGGATTCATTTTTTAGCTCCGATACAGGTCTGATATTCGTATTGCCTACGATTTACAAGCCCTTTGGAAAGGTTGCCTTGATGATCGTGGATATACCAATTTTTATAAGACTCGCAAGCCAATTCATATTGCTGTAGATTGGTGTAATGCACCATTGGAGACTTGCATACCGCCCCTGCTCCAGCGTTATAAGCCGCATCTACTAAAGCATCAAATTCATATTGATAAAGCGGAGCAGTAACGCACGATTGCACACCCTTAGCGTATCCATCAACGGATTTGCCAAGAACCATGAGGGCTCTTTGAGGTGTTGTGGTATCGCCTTGCTTTACGCCCTTCGTTTCGCCAAATCCAATTGTCCATACCTGTCCTGAATCAGGATAAGCATTTGATTTATAGCCTTCATTTAATGCAAGGCCGATAATCATTGAGCCGCTAACAACCAATGCGGCGGCGGCTGTTCGTTTATTGTCCATCAATCCCCCTTTGGGAAACCAATCGGCTTACTCCGGCACATACCGAAAAGACAGGAGCAAATACCGAGCAAAAAACAATTAATGCCGAAAATGTGTTTCTAGGAAGATCGGCTTGATAGAACGGAAGCACCAAAACCATTCCACTACAAAATCCCGATAAAGCAATAAATTTCATACTCCATGCTTTACGCAAGATGTATCGCCAATCAGGGTGAAGTTTTATGGAAGTCATATTTGAGGCTTTCTAGCATCATCAAAAAATTTCTCAAGACGCTCAAATCGTCCATCTAGATACTTTTTCATATCCGTAAACATTGAATTAATTTCGTCTTTTGAATAATTATTTTTTGCTACATCAAGTTCTAACTTTTGCAATCTTTCTGCATCGTTATTGTGTTTGTCGTAGAGGTCTTTAATTTGTTCCGCTTGTCTTGCATCTTTTTGAGCAAGCAAATACATGACAACGGCTGTCACTAAACCGCCAACGGTTGTTAGGAAGATTGCAATAATTGCCGATGTTTCCATAATTCACCCAATAAAAAAGCCCCCGAAGGGGCTGTGATTGTCAGTAGTTTTTCAACAATGTTTATTGAAAATCGGCTTTAGTAAAACCAAATCGAACTATTGTGCTCAGGTCCTCTATGTCAGTCCATACCGGATCAATATGAGGGCCTTCGTAACCGGGCTGACCATATCCATCGGGATATATAGCGGTGTCTTGCTTTCTAGTCATACTTCCCTTGAGATATTCCATAAATTGATCATGTGCTGGCGTGTCAATTATTGCGTCTAAATCTTCACGATTATTAATAACGGGTAATAAGTTCATGTTTCTTCTCCATCCAAGTAAAAAGGTTGTGTGTATCCGCCCATTTTGCGTGACCCGCCCAAGAAGCTAGGAATTTATCCAAAGTATCTTGATCGTTGTGACGCACCATGTTTGATATTTTTCTTTTGGCTCTAGTAACTGAATCGGGTCTTAGTAATTTATGCGTAGCCCAAATTCGGTAGCCCAAGAAATTAATTCCTCTTCCTACTCCCGAGCATGACCATTTACTAATGTTCATCGCCATGCTTTCTTGAGAATAGGATTGAATCCTATAAAAATCTTCTCGTAATTTCACGGGATCATCCCCCAAAATCACAATGTCATCCATATAACGAGCCCATCTACGGTAGCCCAAAACATCATGGATGTAACGGTCAATCATGCCGCCATATACATTTGCAAAAAGTTGACTGGTAAGGCTACCAATCGGAATGCCTTTGCCATCCATCGGGATAATTTCCCTTAGGATTTTTAATGTTTTTTCACAACCAATCTTTCGATCAATTAAACGATGCAATATTTGACGGTCAACCGATGGAAAAAACTTGCTGTAATCGGTTTTTAAATAATGTGTTGCATTTGGCTTTCTTAATTCTGATTGAATATATCGAACTCCCGCATGCGTCCCCATATTTGGCCTGCAAGCATAAGTGTTATGCAATAACGTCCGCTCAAATATAGGTCCAATAATGTTGCAAACCGCATGCTGAGTTAATCGATCTTTAAAATCTAAAGCTGATATTTTTCGAGCCTTGGGTTCAAAAATCGTAAATTCTCGATAATTGCCAATTTTGTAACCACCATCTAAAAATTCTTCTCTCAAAGCGTTTAGATTTAGATGTGAATATTCTTTGAATTCCAAGTAGCCAAAAGTCATCCTCTTATTTTTAGAGGTTTTCTTGTAGGCATCTCTTAAGTTTTCAATTGTTGCAATTTGCTCAATAAGCCTTTTGTGTCTTTTCATAAAAGTTGGTTACGCTGTTCATTAAGAGTTTTTGGCTTTAATTACCAAGCGTAATACCAAACCCAACAATGTATTTCCCTAGGGAGGACAGAACCGGCTGACCATATTTGAAAGGCCTACCCATAGTGCCGTAACAGCTACAGAGTAATTAAATATACATCGTCACACACGCCCCGAGCCCCGATGTTGTTGTTCGAGTTCGTCGGAGAGTTGTTCCAATTCGAGTAACGAGAACCAGCGTTAGCACCGTTGCCCCAGTTCCCCCCGAAGTTCACGGCGTTTTTACCCAGCCTGCCCCTTACGTTTTATCTTTACCACCCATGCACCCATAATTTTTCCCACTTCGGCAATCATTTTTAAAGATGTTTCGACTTGATGAATTGTCATGGCTCTCATGTATGGCTTAGATAAAAGCCGTAATAAGTTACGCAAATACGCTAATTCTGCATCTGCTTCATTTAATCTTTGAATTTGACCCGATTTACCTGCTATATGAAATAGCTTTAATTGCGTAGTCAAACTTCTTATTAGCATTTCCTTTACAACCCCATGCTTATTGGGAATGTTTTGTGCGATTGGATATAAATAATCAAATACCGCCTCAAACTTTTCCACAATAAGCATTTGGTCATAGGAATTGGTGTAGTCCTTTATAACTTCCATCGGGTCTGCCGACCCGATTAACCAAGTTGCAAGTGGTCACACACGCCCCGAGCCCCGATGCTGCTGTACGAGTACGTCGGAGAGAAGACCCAAACCGAGAAACGAGAACCAGCGTAAGCACCGTCGCCCCAGCTCCCCCCGAAGTACACGGCGTTAGGCAATTGGTAGGTTTGACCTCGACCAATGGTGTTATTAACCCATCCGGCCCCCGCCGCACCACCGCCAAAATCTGCACCCCATTGGTTCATTACGCCGGATACTTGGTTAGCACCCCAACGAGAAACATAAGCCGCATTCCATTGCGTTGTGTTTTGATCTGAGCCAATTGAAGCGGCTTCTGTTGTGCCATAAGCTAAAGCGGCAAACTCGTCATAACGAGCTAAACGCTTACCCCATGAACGCATAACCTCGCCCGCTTCCCACCAGTTAAATTCAGAATAAGCATTTGTACCGCTACCACCAAATAATGTTGGAATTTTAGGAGGGCTAGCACCGTCTGCAATCGTGACGTTGTATTTTGATGTGCCATTAGTTAAATGATCAACGCCCAATAAATAAATGTCCGACCAAAAGCTATTTGCAACTAATGTCATGCCTCGTGGATCGGGACACTCGGGTTTAAAGTTTAAATCCCAAAATGAATAAGCATTGATCTGTGGAGTCGTGTTACCGCCTGATTGAGCCGCCGCATTATCGCCGGGAGCGTAATGAAAGCCGCCAATTTTTCTCCAATTGCCTGATCCGGGTGCAGAGGTAAATGAAGTTGTTGCCTGAATTGTGGCATCGTCTTTTACCCAAATGGCGTAATCGGTACCAGCCGTCAAAGTTGGCATGGTAATCGCAGTAGCTGAGGCGAATGGGACTAGTGTAGAGCCTACAAATACATAAGTACCAGCTTTGATGCTTGCTGTGCCTGCACCTGTTTTTGTAAAGCCAACCGTAGAAGGGTCTGCTTTAAAAAAAGTACCAAAAGGATTTGGAATACCCAAAGCAGAACGAGCATCTGAAGGCACTCCACTTGACCCAAAAAGGCCGGATAAATAATCATTGATTTGATCAAGTGCGGCCTTAAAGCCGCCCTCTGTAACTCCTGAACCAGTTAGTGCTGATTTTGCTGGTAATGCGGTCATGAAATTGCTCCTTAGAAATAAAAAAACCGCCTCAATGGGCGGTTCATAAAAACGATGGGTAAATTAAATTTTGCTTATTGCGTCCACATCAAATTGGGATCGGCTGTCCACATGGGAGAGCTACTTCCCAGTGGGTTTTGTCCTACTAAAACCAACACGGTATCTACACCGCCAACGGATTTTTTAAAATAAACTTTTCCGTCGTAAGTGTTGATTAACTCTTCACCAAGTCCAAGCGTTGAAGCCGCCGGAACCGCCCCCGATGAATTGCTTTGTGTTTGTGGAAAATCAAAAGATAGGCTTGTGCCATTGGTTTTGACTACTTTACGAGCATTACCTGTCTGACTTGGAATTCCACTATTGTTGACGGCTGTATTTAAAGCTTTAATATCAGCCCCGACCGCCGATATGAACGCCTGCAATTGAGTTAGCAGGCTCATACATTAAGCCTTAGCAGTTGCGTAAGCGGCGGCTAAATCCGTTGTGGGATCGCCAACACCAATATTTTGACAAGCTTGAATTTGCTGAGGGCTTGTCAAAGATTGAGCGGCATCAAAACGAATACGATTACCAACGGCAGTAACAAGACCGGCAATCCCTGATTCATCGCTAGCAATTGCATCGGCTAATTCTTTGAGTGTATCTAAGGCAGTAGGTGCACCGGCTACCAATGCACTAATTGCCGCACTAATTTGAGAATTAATCTTGTCAATCGAATATGTTTTAACTGTTGAAGTTGTTGAAGAATCGCTGATTAATGCCGTTAAATCGATTGAGCCAATTGCGGTTTTTAATTCATTTAATGCACTTACTAAGTCTGTTTTTGCAGTAGTAGTCAGATTAGTTAAATTGCCTTGATGAGCTATTAAAGCCTTAATATCAGTAGCAATCGAGCTAATAAGGGCTTGTAATTGGGCTTGTAATGACATGGTTTACTCCTATTAAAGTTTGTAAATTTCGTACAACAAAGAAAAATCGGCGTTAGGATCAACGGAATCACCCGTATCCCCCTTGGGGCCGAGAACGGCAAAAGAAACATCTATTGAATTAGTGGGAACATCATTGATCTCAATTGAAAAATTTTCTTTGTCAATAATCTCAATGAGATTCATTGGTTCATTTTGAATTTCGATCAAGTCTGTCATTTTGTGACATCCTGAATAATTGGAATTAGAAAAGAATCGCTTGAGCGAACTCGATCACCAACCGTAATTTGCAAATCACAAATTACACTACCGATAGGCCATAAATTTGTATCGGCGGTAGCGGATTGCAAAATAACAAATTTTCCAACATTAACTACTTGATCGGGGCTTGCAACAATACGCAATTCATCGACTAATGCCATAGTGCTTGGGTCACGCAATTGAGCACGAATAATCGTGTCCGAAGTTAATGCCTCAGGATCATAGACGTACTTTCCATCAATTTTTATAGGATTTCCGCTAGCATCAAGGCGACGCTTTTTATTAGTGCAATCCAATGAAAAAGTGTCGCCACGCTTAAATGGTGATAGTGCTTTCATGTGAGTCCTTATTAATAGCCTTGAACCGTTGCATCGACACTTCCCGCAACGGGATTATTGCTAGCGTCATAACACTTAATTAACGGTCCTAAAGTCGGGTTTTTATCAATTACTTTTGCAATAAAGGCTGTGCCTGTATCGGAAAGCAAAGATAAATTCACGGCTTTTATGTTGTAAAAGTTTTTAGTAATTGGTAAACGAGTGCCAAAAGTAGAAATGGCAACTCCGCTAAATACTTGACTTATATCGGGCACATCAAAACTAGCAACCAATGAAGAAATTACCCCTTGAGTACCACCAAATCCAATAGATATTTTGATTTGATATTGGTCGATTGTTGCCACAAGCGATCCGGGCCATGGCAAATAATCAGGAATATTCCACATCAATGAAGCATTGGTACTCCACATATTTTCGGCATCGGTAGTCCACATTGGAGATGGCCCAAGCCTGCGATATTCAATTTTCCAATTGTTGCCATTAATGGTGGCGGGCAATGTTAATTGACTACCACCGACCATTGGAGGTGCTTGAAAAGTCGCCTCATAAACCATTTCTGAAAATGTTTGAGGTCTCCACATGGGGTTGGAGTCCAAATGCCACATATTAGCCGTGTCGTTTGGATTCCAATAAAGCCCTTGCTCATCTGCAACAACTTGTCCCGATACAATCGAACCGCCTGTGATTGTGCCCGGAAAACCTAAAGCACCTATGTCAACGGTTTCAATGACGTTGCTAACTAAAGCGTCGCCCAAATTAATAACAATTGCAGAGGGTGTAACACTCTCATTACCTAGCTGATCAATCGCCTTAATCATTAATGTGCCAAAACCCGTTGGTCTATTGGCTGAAATATAAGGGCTTGATACCAAAATTCCTTCATGAATAGGTGTCGCTAAACCCCAATCACGGCTATCGCCATTAATCCACCTGATTTTGTAACCAGCTAAATCAATATTGGTGACCTTATTCCACGTCAAAGTGAATTTATCGGCGGTCATGTCTATTGCAAATGCCTGCACATTATCAGGCGGCAATTTCACCATTTCGCCCGTTATTTGATAGGCATACTCATTCACATCGGCAAGTGATTGCTCGTTACCAAGATATGAATTAAATGAAGTGAATTTGAAATAAACCTTTTTTCCTATCAAAGATAGGTCGAGTTGTCCGCTTTTACCAATAGCCGAATCGATTCGAGCAAATTGAGCACCCGGCAATTTATTTAATACATAACTGCCATAAGCTCCTCGAATTAATCCCGTTAATGTATAGGCGTTTTTAGCCGTCAATGTTGCCGTTTGATAGCTCAAGTATTCTGTATTTTTGCCATCGGTTACAACGCATAAAGTTTGCAAAGTTTGAGCATCTTTAAGCGAACCCGAATAAAGCTGACCTCCCGTACCCGCCAAAGTTACAGAAAGTGAATTACTAGAATTTAAATTAGCGGTTAATGCACCATATCTTGCACCGCCAAAAATTTGACCTTGCTTTTTATATGTCGCCCCATCAAGTGATACCCAAATCGAGCAACCACCCCATGAATCGCTTAATCCTGACACCGCCGCCCATACTTCAAGCCCATTCGTCGTCAAATCAATTGGCGGCTCAAAAAACATCGGTGTTGCCACATTGCCGGGCGATGCGTTGTAGTTATGAGCAAAGCCTGAATTTGATTGATGCGGATAAATCGCCGGTGAAGCCGTGCCAAAATTACAATCTTCGGCGGTAATAGCTAAATTACCCGTTTCATCTTCCTCAACAATCGTAATGCGAACAGGGTAACGATTTAACTCTAAAATTGAGTCCGTCAAAGTCACAATGTCCATTGGCTCTAAACGGGCATACCGCCAACCTAATGTAAATTCATAGGTATTGCGAATATACAAAGAGCGTTGCTTAATGTTTTCCGCTACTTTATTTGCTACGATTGGGTCGCAAATTCCATGCAATTTAACGACTTGCTGTGGCCTAAGTCCAATAGATTCAATGCTGGCCTGATCTTTTGCTGTCGCAATGTCTATGTTGTAGTCATTGCTTCGGTTCATAAATTCAACTTGAACCTGATTAAAAGCATCTGCACTTGTTTTACGGGTGATCTTAATAGGATCGTCGCCCGTATTGTGAACAATAAAGTCGTCCCAATTCAAATCATATTGAGGTGCGATATTTGGTGTATATACAACTCCGTTACCACTTACGGTTGCATCTTGATAAGGAATGATCTTAAGCAATCCGTCTGAATAAACGGGTGCAGAATTGGTCATGACAGCAATATCTTTGACAATATCCGCACCCGATTGCTGAGAATCGTATGCAGGGCTAATAAATATGCCCGAAGCGATGCAGTAATTGCTAAAGTCGGTTAATGAACCAAAATCAGAAGGCTTAAACCCTGATCCATATTGACCGCTTGTTAAAGCGTCATAAATGACATCTTTAGGGTTTGCATCGACAATGCCATTACCGTATTGAAGCTTTCCATAAGCCTCAAAACTATAGTTATACATAGCGGCACTATTTTGCAAATCTACAGCCCAACCAAAGACATACGCAATACCCGAATATCCCAATGCTTCACTTGGATGATTGCTAACTAAATAAGGCTGAGGTGCTTGACCAATCGAGCCATTTGCAAGCGATAAACCCAATTGAGACAAAGCACTTACCGCAGGGTGATTAATCTGCACGGTCTGATAAATTGGATCGCCGTTATCGTCGTAACCAATAATTTGATCTTCGTAGGTAACGTAGCTTTGTTGCATGACGAACTTATCCTTAGATCGCCAAATATTGCCAATATCGCTAACTACGCCCTCGCCTAATGCCATCAATAAAGCGGCTCTATAGGTATAAGTTGTATTGGATGAAGTGCTTCCGCCACCGCCACCGCCCCCTTTTCCTCCGCCACCGCCACCTCCACTACTGGTTACGGTGGTATGGGGAATGGCTGTAAAGTCGGTGTAATAGATAAGATTTGGGCTTACTCGGGTTGTGCCATAAATAATGCTGATTGCTTTGCCGTAGTTTGAGGTTTGAATTTGCATAGCGGAAATGCGGTTTTCTACCGTACTTACCGACTGTGCATGTCCTCCCCCGCCAAATATTCCACCCATTATTTTCCAACCCTAAAATATTTAACGGCTCGATTGCCAAATTGATTCATGCTTGCAAGAACTACGCCTTGCCCTAAATGGCTATGAATAATGGTTTTTTCATCAACCACGATTGCTCCATGGGAAAAGCATCTACCAATTTTCCAAATAACCACATCACCGGCCTCGGGTTTATCAACTTCCGTGCCGTATTGAAATAACCAACCTAAATACTTTTCTTCCGATCTATGTAAATGCCAATCGGGCGTGTAGTAACCCGGATCAACATGCGGAATCAATCCAACCGCTTCATACACTTCACATAAAAGCGTTGCACAATCTACGCCTGCCCCCTTAATACGTCCTTGAGCGTGATAAGGCGTGCCCAACCATGAATAAGCTTCTTTTACAACGGCATTCATTAAATGCTCGTTTCAGGTACGGGAATAAAAGGCATTCCCCTAAAATGAATTAGGTTGCCAAATTTATTCGCACAAGTTGCCAATGTGTTATCGCACCCCGGAAAGACGGTAAAGGTATCGCCAACGCTAGGCGTATTTGGTAATGGCAATGCAAAAGTGAACGCACGCCCTGAATAATTTTTAATAGTTCGCTTAATTCCTGCGTTAATTCCGCTTGTAAAGGACAACACGCCTTGGTTGTAATAGCCATCATTGGCATACACATTAGAACTAATCGAAGAAACCGTACCGCTTGTTACCGATCCCGAAGCCGTGACAGCACTCTTATTTGCTTGACAAATGGAGTCGTAAACTGAATTAATGCAAGAAGCTTGATAAATATTGCGTGGTACTTGAGCGTTTAATACTTCCATCTTGGATTTCACGCTAATTTCAATTTGCGTACCCGTACCAATAATGTCTGAAACTTTACCCATAAATAGGATTAAATCGCCTACGGGTGGTAGTAAAAAGTCAGTTAAAAAAACTTTGCGTAATTCAACGCTTGCTCCATCGAAAAATCCCACATTCAAAATAGCGGTCGATAGCCGAATATTTCCGATCATGTCCGATGCACTTGGCATAAGCGTGACATTTAAAGTATCAACTTCAACGCCAATCACATTTTTGATCGTGCCACGCTTAATTAAAGAGCTTCCTGATTTATAAGTGTTACCCCCATAAACAATGTCAATATCGGCTGTAGTCCAACGATATTGTTCGCCATTAATTAGGGTAAACGTCAATAACTCAGCCATCAAAAATTCATCGTTTGATGCAAGCAAACTGATTAATCCTGAATTTGCAGTTTTCATTTAACACTCACAAATTCAACTTTTTTTGCCGTCCAAAGGTGATAAAGAAATTGTTCAAATTCCATTGAATCTTGCAAAAATCGGCATTTAAAATAAAACGATCCCGTCCAAGTTAATTGCTGACCATTAGCAGGCGGCGTAGCGAAGGTCACTACATTATTTGTAATGGTGTAACCGCTTGTGACTACCCCTGCTTTTTTAATCGTAGGCGTACCATTTACAGCCATAATAGGTTCAACAAAACCAGCGTAAGATCGCACCAATCCAAATTGCGTATTTACGCCATCGCCAATACCAAAGATTTGATCAACTACGCTGTTATCGTCAGGGTCTGAATAAAGAAAAGTGTCGAAAGAGCCTCGGCATTGATTAAATAGGCCAATTAAAGCTTGTAATTCAGCCTCGCCATTTTCACGCAAAAATTCATAGCTTAAAGAAAATTGCCATTTTGGATACGAAAAATATGACGCTCTCAGCTCTTTGCCTGAGGAGCTTGTTTGAATATTGGTTGACCAAATTGGAGTCTTTTTATTACTCCAATTTAATCCCGGCAATGTTGGAAAATAATGGTTGCTCATGCTAGTTTCAAGCTTCCGTTACGGTGTAAGTCTTTAATGACTTTGGCTAATTCATTTTTGTGCATCATGAAAAAACCACCTTGCATAGGTACAGCGTTTAATTTGATAACAGGTGATCCACCTCCCGAAGCCATGCCACGAATCACATCCGCTTGCTCGGCTGGCAATACCATCTCTCTTTCGTGCAACTGAGTCACTGGATTTAATCCACCCGGAATGTCAAATCCATTGGCGGCGGAAAAAAGCGATTTAGCCCCTAATACCAATCCCATAGTGGCGGCAAAAGCGGCGGCGGCAAGTGCCGGACCTACAAATGGTGTTGGAGCAACCGAAGCGGCGGCCCCCGAAGCGGCTTCGCCTGCATTTACGCTAACAACGGCTGATCCTTCGGCAACTTTTGTGGCGACATTGGCAGTTGCCTCTTCACCAAATAAAGCGGTGCGAATCGCACTAAAGGTTTTAGCAATACCTGTCATCGCAAGTTCGCTAGCAATCCAACTAGCGGCTCGTTTAGTAACCATGCTGACAAATTCGCCCAAAATCGATTGAAAAATATTTTGGAGGGCTTTTTGCATTGTGATTGTGCCCTGAATCATGCCTGTTACCGATTTATCAATAGCGGACGTGACAGGCGACATCATTTGCTCGTATTCTTTTTTCTTGGCAAGCATCACGTCATCATTAATTTTCTTAATGTTGTTGGCGTGCTCTGCGGTCAATACCTCAATATCGGTATTAATTTTTTGTTGTGCCTTTTTGTCCTCTTCATAGAGAGCCATTTTGTCTTGTAAGGCTTGAAGTTGAATGTTGTATTCCTTGTCCATTAAAGCGGACATGGATTGCAAATATTCAGAGTCAGAAATATCTCCCATTTCTTTTTGTAGGCGTAATTTCTCCCTTTCGCCATCCAACTCGATTTTTGCCATTTTTTGTTTGGCTTGAAGTTTTTCGTCTTCGGTAGCTCGCTCTTCAATGGCTTGTTGCTTGTGAATACTGTATAGCTCGTGCGAAATTTCACGACGCAATTTCACTTCTTTAGCGGAATTGCCAGCTACAGAAGCAAGCTTAGAAGTCCAAAATTGCTCCTCCATCGCTAAAGACGATTTGAAAAAGCTGTTTTCTTCCTCTTTTTTTTGCTCTAATTCGCCTTTCCAAGTCTGTAATTGACTATCGCCACCTTTACCGCTATTTGGATTTACAAAGGTTTTTGTACCTGCTTTAGGAGATTCATCGGGTTTCTGAGATTGCTCTCCTCCCCAAATTGCTTTGATCTTATTGTCGGCGGCTCGATAAATCTCCACCATTTTATTAGCATGAGATTGAGAGGCCTCAATCATTTCATTCATGCCTTTTTCATAAGCGGCTTTCGCTCCCGCAAAATCTAATTTGATTGCTTTAGACGCTACATCGGCGAAAGTTCTCCAAGCAATTGAAGCTTGAGCGATTCCCATGCCAATGATCTGAAAAAACTCTAAGATGACAAATTTAGCGGTTGTAATTAATGACGTTAATTCATTAATCACCACTTGCAAAATACTCATGTCATTTGGCAATGACTGACCAAAAATTTCTTGGGCTGTTCTACCTATTTCATCAAACATTTCAACAATGATTTGAGCGGCTGATCCAATAATTTCCCCAATCGCTCCAATTAGCTCTCCAAAAACTTCAAAAGCTTTTGAGACTAAAGGCAATACAGCCGACCCCACCTCAACAAAGGCGGTATTCATTTTGGTAATTGCAGGAATAATCGCTTCGCCTAGCTTTTGCCCAAATTCCTCCATGACAATACCGGCGGCGGCGTGTTCAATCTTGTATTTCTTGACAGCTTCGACCGCATCTTGACCAATACCAATGCCGTATTTCTTTGCCATTTCTGTGGCACGTTCTTGGACATCGTTATTGAGTTTAAGGAGTTTGAAAGCTTCTTCCGCAGAGCGTCCAAAATTGGTTAATGCAAATTGATTGCGATCTGTGCCGGCCTTGTATTCCATCATGGTGGAAACGGCATTTTTCAACAAAGTTTGTTGATCTAGCAAATTGCCATTGGAGTCACGAGTTGCAACACCTAAGGTATTTAGACCGGACTCATTGTTTTTGAGTTGACGGTCAAACTTCATGGCAATGCCGACGTACTCTTCCGCAGAAATCCCGACAAGTCGTAAAGCAATGTTTAATTCATTGGCTTTTTCGGCGGTCATGCCAAAAGCATTGGAGAGCTTTTTCACTTCTCCCGCTTCTTGAACTACTGAGTCAATCGACTCCTTGAAAATCTTGCCGCCTGCTAATACGGCTGACAGCATTAAAAATGGGGTTTTTACCGCTTCAAATGCCGAACCTAGGCCATTCAAGCTACCCGTCATCTCACTTACGCTATTTTTAATGGCATTAGCCGCATCGGACATTGCACTTTTAGCATCCGAAGCGTCACCGCCAATCCGTACTTCAACGCTGTTATCTGACATGGCCTATCCAAAAAATAAAAAAGCCACCCGAAGGTGGCTTATGTGAGTGTTGACAAGCTATTTATCCAAATCCTTTATGTTGATATGAAAGGTGAATTCGTGAACCTGAGGCTCGTCTTCATTATCGGGATTTGGCTTAGAAGCCGTTCTTGTTTTGGTAATCGTTAATTGCATTGCCTTCGTACTGTAGGCCATTAATGCTAAAGCTTCCTCAAGCACAATACCATTTACGCCGGGTATCCAATATGGACCACGTTTTTTGGTGAGATTATCGGGATTGTCTGCTGACATTTGCCTATTCTAACTCTTTAAAAGAAATCGAATAGGCTATTGCCATGTTCATCCAATCCTGAATCACCGCTTGAAGATTGCTTGGTAATGCCAAAACGATGGGCAAGCAGGACATGAGTAGGAGGCTCTTCGCCCCAATATCTATTCATGTCCATTAGGCGAGGAATTGTCATGTTTTCGTCAATATATTCCCAAGTCCACCCCGTGATGGTAATGATTCGAGAATATAAATGACCCCAATCTAATTCCCCGCCGGAGCTTCCCCCATGTTTTCACCTTGAACGAAACCAGAGCCACCCAAGATTGCCTTAATAATGCGAGGAGCATTGGACAAATCCAGCATGTCCTCGACATCATCGGCGGTAATCTCAGGGTAGTTCCTTTTGAGAGCCGTTTGTACAACTTCAACAACGGCCTCCATTTGCTCAGAGGTTAAAGAGCTAGTAACTGATTGCAAAACCTGAATTTTAGGAATTAAACGCTTAATTTGACCAAAAGACAGGGCTGGCACTACATACTCTTTATCGCCAATGGCAATGGTAGTTCCTTCAATCATTTATTACTCCGATGTTGATAAATCAAGGATATTGCCTGTGCCATCGTCAAAGGCAGAGAAGTCAAACTCAGGAATTGCAAAGTCTTCATTCTTAAAGCCAATAGACATCTTGGTAGGCATTGCACGACGGAATGACATAGTTGTGAGCTTGCCAAGGTAGGCTACTGTCAAATCCGCTTTAAAGGTTGGTGCATAGCCCATTGGCAAGTTTTGAACAGTCATTTTTTGAGCTGTTCCAACGCCTGTTGTTGCACTATACATATAGTTGATATAGACCGTTTTTCCTGAATCCGCACTTGCGAATGTATATACACCTGTCAATACGCTTAATGAATATTGACCAGTCGCAGGAGATGAAGCAACACGGGTCATCGGGTTGCCATTGGCATCAAGTACGCCCGCATCGGATACAAATGTACCTGAGGATGGAGGAGCAACGGTAATCGTGTATGGGCCAGTTGAAGGCACGGCTTGACCGATAGTGTCTGTATTGACAGCCATCAAGCCTGAGTTCAATGTTTGACCAAAGAACATGGCATTCCACACAGCCGCAAAAATACGAGCAGGCTTAACTTTAACCGTCATTTTGACCTTGCCACGACCTACCGCTTGGGCAAATTGATTTTGACCATACAACTCTTTTACGTCACCCGAAAAATCGATCGCACCGTCTTGCAATGTCATGAGTGGCATTGGTGTTGGATTTGCAATAGCATTTCCACGAGCGTCAGTTAATGGGGTGACATACATATTGCCTGTACCGAAAGCGTATTGAGACATAGTTTTTCTCCAAATAAAAAACCCCGCATAAAGCGGGGCTGTAGTGAACTAAAAAAGGTTAGGGGTTGAGTTAAACGACTTTCATAATGATAGGAATAATGGCTACCGCTTGGTCTCCAAGAACGCCTTCATCGGTTTCAATAGCACCCTCAATCCAACAATGTTGAACAAGGCCGCCAAGAGTTTGTTTGTTGCTGATTGGATTGGGAGCTAACGCCGCCACAATTGCATCAACTAACGGATTCAAAATAATTGCAGGCGAATTAAATGGATCGCCTGAGCTTCTTGCATAGATATACAACTCCAAATTAAATTCCCATACGGGATTCATGCCCGGTACGGTTGATACCGATTCGGATTTTTGCGTTTGAAATAAAGCGGGTTGCTCGCTAGGGGCGACATCATCCCAATGCTTTAATCTGCGTGAAATTGTCGTAAATCCGTCAATTTCTGAAATCCTTGAGAACAAGGCAGAATAAATTTGTTCTCGATTCATTATTTAATCCAAGTCTTAGTAAATACATCTTTTACGGTTTGCTTCATATCCTCTTCCATCGTAATTTGAATTTCGCTTGCCATATCCTCTAGAGCGGAGCGTAAAAACGAATGAGCGGGATAATTCACGTTTCGACTGTGGGCTGACACGGTTATTTTGTGAGGATTTTTAACCGCCCTACCAAAGGCTTGGGTCATCATGCGTAAATGGGATTTAACCGTTTGCTGACCTTTAAAGCCGTATTCGTGATAAGCTCCGTAACTAACATTTGTACCAACATAACCGGCAACACTTTGACCGCTAGCCTCCACTCGGCTATTAATCGAACGGCGTAATCGACCTGTTTTGACATTTAGGGTTTGCCCTGATAATTTATTGGATTTAACTTCACGCAATAATTTCAGCGTCAATCGACCTACGCTTTTTTGTAAACCATCGCTAAGTGCGGGTGAAATAGAGTTGAACTTAGCGACAACATCTTCACCGCCAATCAACCATCCTTTAATCACAATGGCACAACCTTTTTGTAATTTTTGAGCAAAGTTAAAACATCGTCAGGGAAATCCTTGATCATGTAGGTCACGGTTTCGCCATTTGCCATGTTTTTAGATTGTTGACCAATACGATCACGCTCTTTATAGCGTAAACCAATTAATTCAATCACCGCTTGCTCAATATCCGCAGGCACTTCTTTAAAGCCTGCGGTATAAGTAATTTCAATATTTTGCAAACCTTTGGAAAAGATATAGCCATTTAACACCAAAGAAGTTGGGCTAAATCGATAGCCGGGCGAAGTGAAATCACTTGCAGGCAAAATCGGTTTTCCATCAATTTTTACGCTAGAAACCTCAGTGACGGGGTAATCGGCAAAGGTCATTGATCGACCGCCGTTCCCGTCACGATTTTCCGTATAGTCTTGACTTTTTAATTGACGGTTAAGCCATGATTGAATATTTTGGCTAAATCCGCTAATCATTCGCTCTAACAATGGGTCATCATTGCCGGCGGAAAGGCCGAGCCATGACTTAACATTGGCAAGCGTTGTAAGGTCTTGACTTACCACGATTACTGCTCGCCGTTTTGATCGCCGCCTTGATCACCTTCACCGCTTTGGTCATCTCCGCCTTGATTTTCTTCGCCGTTTTGATCGCCGCCTTGATCGCCGCCTTGATCATTGATTTGATCAAGAGCTTTAGAATCTTTCTTTGAGCCACCTTTACGCTTTGGAAACCAAGGCTTAAAACCATGAGAGGCAAGCTCTGCTACCGCTTCGGCTGGCACTTCTACCATGCCATCAACCACTTCAAAACTTTCTTCTTGAAAAGTAATGGAGGTCATTCCTTCGGGTGCAATTAATTTCTGTGTCATTTTATTTCTTTCAAATAAGTAAAGAAAAAACCCCAACCTAATGAAAGGTCGGGGTTATCTCACGTTGACGTTGATTAAGCGTTTGCGATGTTGGTGATAACACCCATTGCAAATGGAGCGTAATGTTGCAATACGCCGTCTGCATAGACACCGTACTCATATTTACGGCTCTTCAAAGGCCACTCTAACTGATAGTAGTCTTGACGCATCAACATTTGAACCACGTTACCCACATTGCTTGTTGGGTAAGGCAACTTCTCTGTATGGAAGAAGATTGTGCCTGCTGGCAAATTCGGATGAATTACCACAGGAATCTTGGTGCCAGTTACTTTATTCAAGTATTCGGCTACACGGAGACCGGCTTGCAAGTTGCCCGGATTAGTTGCATCGGTTGTCATGCGGAGCAAAGGAGCACCGCTATTTCCAACGATTTTCTTGGTAATATTTACCAATTCTTGTGTGCTAACGTAAATTACGTCAGGGCTCAAGCGATAACGGTTATAGAAGTTCACAAAAGCCTCTTCAAATTCAACAATACCGCCTGAACCGTCAGAAGTTAATGCTGTGCCTGTGCCTGCTGTGCCTGTTCCCATTACCTTGATATAAGCACCTGAGTTAGGTTTGAATGCCTGTGTGAGCAAGCCGTCAAAGTCCAATGCAGAAGTTGAGTTATCGCCACTTGCCAAAGTAGATGCGGCTTGAGCACTTGAAGCGGCTGTGCTTGTGAGCACAACTGAGTTAATGCTTGTGACGCTTACCAACTTCTCTGAACCTGCTGAACCCAAGAACCATGCGTAACCAACTGCACCGTTCACAGCCGCAACGGTAGCGGTGATAGAACCGGTAGAGCTAGATACGACTACGGAAGCGGCAGAAGATTGTTGAGCAGAGCCACCGCCGAATGTATCTTGAGTGCCATCAGCATTGGTACGAGTGATTTGACCCGGTACTTGTGCAGTAGCGGCATTGAAATAAGAGCCGATAGAGCCGTTATTTACGCCAACTGTGTCCAAGTAAGCTTGCAATCCCAAAGCCACGCAAATTACGCTATAAGTTGCGGCGGCTAATGTACCGCTACCACCTGCACTTAATGTTGGAGTTGGAGTTAAGCCCAAATTCACGGAAGTATTACCACCGAGAATTAAACGCTCTTCTTGAATCATGGTGCTTTCGAGAGATTGCTGTACGGCTAAAGCCTTCAAATCCTCATAATTCTTAGCGGCATAGTTTGCCTCGAAAGTCACATCATTTTCCAAACCAAAGCCACGGAATGCGGCAAAGTATTCGGAAAGGCTGTGTTGAATCTTACCGCCACGTTTACCTTCGGCAACGCCTGCACGAATGTTAGCGACGTTAATGCCTGTAATTGCTTTCCAGTTTGCTTGGCTAGCGAATCCACCGCCAACACGAGGAATGCTGTTACGCAAAGGAGTTAATACTGGATAAAGCTTCTTGGCAGGAGCTTCAAGGTTGTAGGCTTGTAAGCCTGTGGTAGCACTGCCGGGTTGAACGAATGATTTGATCAATTCGTCAGGTGCAGATTGAGCAGTTTTTACCAAATCTAAAGTTTCTTGGGTTGGATTCATATAATTTCTCCGAAAAAAAAACCGCCATAAGGCGGTCGTAGCTTTTGAAAAAGAAAAACCCGCCGTAGCGGGTTGGTTAATGGTTAGTAAATGGCGTTATCTAAAGACAACGCCTCCTTTTGAGTGAATTGTTTTAATGAGTGAAGCTACTTCATCAACATCGCCTTTTGAGTTCTTCACAAGGCTTGCATCAGAATTGGTGGTGTTGCCATCGGTGTGATTGCCTAGATCGGCTGATTTATCTACAGCGATTGCTTTTAACAAAGCTTTGCCCGGTGCGGGTTGTGCTTCAAGTTCTTTGATTCGCTTTTCCATTGCATCACGTTCGCTTGCAACTTGATTGAGTTGACTTTTAACAAGCTCAATTTCACCCATGACTTTAGAAAGATCATTGGTAGAAATGGATTTATTAGACTCATCGCCATCATTGTCGTTCTCGTCATTTTCAAAGCCGATTGAGCTTAAATGATCGCTAGCGTCTTTTATAGATTGATGAGCCTTAGCCAACTTGTCTTTTACGTCTTTAGAAAACTTAGCTCCTGCTTTAGCAAGATCACCCGTTTTATGGTTTTGCTCGATCGTCTGCATTGCAGGATCAATTTCGGGGACCATTGCTTGCAAATCAGCCATCATTTCTGCGGTTTCCTCTTCGGTCATCGCTTTAAAAATTTCAATTCCCTGAGCAACCCAATCACGCAATTGTTGTGGAATAGCGGAATTGTCACCCTCAATTTGAGATTCCCATTCAGCATTGCTTGTCAGGTTTGCAATGCTTGAAAGCAAATCAGCAAAACAACTAACGGAATACATCCCCTTTTTCAACTCTTCGGCTTTTTCAGCTTTTTGAGCTTCGTCATCTTTAGTAGATGGGGTTGCTTGCGTATTGTCTTCGGTAGTGTTTACCGCAGGAGCAGGCTCTTTTTTTGATTTGGCAAAGTTCAACAAAGCCTCAGGAGTAATTTCACCTTTATCAAGCAATGCCGCCAATTCATCAATCGCATTTACTTGAGTGTCGATCGTGTCGGCTTTATACATGGTAAATACTGCTTCGGGATTAGCTGGACGATCAACCAAAGAAATTTCAACAAGATTGATTCCTGTAATCAAGGATTTATTCATCTCGTCACGCTTGGTCACTTTTCCACCTACAGAAAAACCCTTATAAACCCCTGCTTTGACCTTTTTAACGGCTTCGGAATCAACCACATGAGCACCAAAGAAAGTGCGTCCATCGTCTTCAACCTTGGCTTCAATTGCTGTGCCTGCGGCCTTCGGTTGGTGCATTTCACGCACCGCACCAAATTTCATGTAATCAGGCAAAGCGGCTTTAATGGCATCGGCTTGAATCACTTCGCCATCTGAATCGGTAACCTCGGAGGACGCATAGCCCCAAACCTTGATCGTGCCGTCATCGAGTTCTTCACTCTTGGAAATTTCTGCGTATAGCTTCATAGTCACTCCTAATTAATCGATTTCTTCATCATTCAAAACGGGTAATACATCACACCGACAAGCGGGGTGTAATGGCGGACCATCTCCACCATCATTTGGAAATTCCTCATCAATTCCTACAACTACACCATCTAATTCTTGGCAATCATCGCAACAACCATCGCCCACAATCCATTGCTTAGATTCAACTAGACCCGATTCACGATAAGCCGATAAATTACCTGCTACATCGGCAAAAGCGGTTTCTGTGCGAGCGATCATTTCTGCTCGTTCATCGGAAAATGCGTAATTCTCAGCAAGCAAGTCCGCCAAATCATCATTGGACATACCTTCTTCAAGGGCTCTTGCCACATCGGATCGCAACATTTCACGAGTCGATTCAGTAATTTGCCATTCGGCATTCGGATTGGGGATTAAGTCGCCATTTTCATCACGACTCATACCAACCATTTCGGCACTACGCTGTTGAGCGTATTGCAAAGCTCTTTCATTGATTTGAGTAAGCGTTTGATCAACGTCAATTTGCTCGCCGCTCTTACCCGCCGCCAATTTAAGTTGGGCTAAAGCTTCAATTCCGCCATCTTTATAAATTTCTTCGATTAAGCTATCAACATCGCCCGTTAAAGTCGTCCACCCCTGAAAATTCAATTCTCGTAAGATTTGATCGAGCTTTTCTTTATCAATCTTGTTGGCTTGATTGAAGGCATCAATCACTTGCTTTGTAATGTCTGCTTTTTGAGCATTAAAAAAGGCAACTAACGTCGCCTTCATTTGTTCTTGCGTGTGCCTTATTGACTTTCTTTCTCGGTCAATAGGCACAAACGCTTTTTTTGATTTGCCTAATGCCTCCTTATTAGAAAGCAATTCCTTGTCGGGATTTGGGTTAGGCAAAGAAGTTAATACAGGGTCGGGCGGGTTTAAAACCCGATCTAAGGGCACAGCCCCCGTACCGGTATAAATCATTGGAATGTCGCCACCTTCGATTGGTGGCTGACCGTCTTTAGCTCTCGCCTCATTAATTGTGAGCGAGCCATTCCGTATCTTTTTATCCTGAATCGTTGATTGATCAACGGGGTCGAGCGATTCCTCTTCCTGCCAGTCAAATTCCAAATCCGTAATGCCGAAATACTTAATAATGACATGATCAACTAAGGATTTAATCCAATTTTTAGTGGGCTCTAAGCCTTCCAGCATCGATTGCTCGTGTGCGTTATCGGCTGTGGCTCTATTTTGCTGTTTGATAAATGGGGTTGGATTGATTGAAAAGGCAAAACAAACAATTCTTGCCAACCACTCATCCATTTCATCTTTTAATGCACCCGCTTTTGTATCGTGGGGAGCAACGCCGCCCGGTACAAAACGAGCCTCATGCTTGCTTTGACCTTTGTTTAAGTTATTCCACCATTCCTGAAACATCGCAATTTGATCGGGATTCCATTCGGTTGGAGTTGTAAAGATCAAATTAGGAGTATTACCTTCGGTGTAATAGCTCAATTGGTTTACTTGCCGTCTAAGAGCGATATTCACCGTCATGATGATTTGCTCGACGGGCGAGTAACCGTAAATCTTGTGTGTGCGTGGATTGCGAGGTTTATAAATTAATTCATCAACGGTGTAGTCAATCGCAGGTAAACCCTTAAGTATTTGCTGATATGCGGGCTCAGGCGATTGAGGCGTTCTGCCTTGTGAATTAATCACTCGCTTAATGGTTGCTCCATCAATAGGCTCAAGGGCGTATAAATCTCCGCCTCGTGTCGGTCTAACATAAAGCGTTGGGGCATCAAGCACCAACAAATCTTCTAGCAACATCCGAAGCCAATCGTCCCAAGAATGCTCTTTATCGGGCATTTTGAAAAAATTAATTAATTCATCGCAACGGCTATTGGGTTGCGTTTTCTTGTCTTTTGGGCTAATTGTCCATTTGAGTTTCGCCATTTGATCTTTGCGTGTCTCAATAATGGTTCTCAATAAATCGTAGCCATCGGCTAAAGCTCGCATCTGAGCAAAACTGACAGCTTCCTCAGTGCGAGGCGTAATACGAGTGTTGTAGCCTACAGGATAATCGGTTTGACGGCCTATGACGCTTGGCTTTTCTGATTCCTGCACTACAGGAAGCATCGGTTGTTGTGGCCCGAACCAACTTGGCTCTTGTCCTGTCAAGACGTAACGAACCCCTGCACTAACTCTAGCAATTAAGCTTGGTTCAATTGGTGTTCGTTTAGCTTCTGCCATCTTGCTGTGCTTTCATTTTTTCGTGCTGTTGTTGGATATAGTCAAACAGTCCAAAAGTGTTATTGGTAAACATGCCAAATGCCCCGCCGCACGCATCTGCATCATCGTCATGATTCGCTTCGGGGAAACCCTCAAGCGAAGTAAAAAAAGCCTCATTCCAAGAAGCTCGCAATATCTTGACGTTTCCTGCTTGTGCTTGAGCACTAAATGGTCCAAAGCGAGTGATTTTGTCGCCACGCTCAGGTCTTGCACTAGCGGCATAACCCGCTAATTTGCCAATTAAGTAACTTGCTTGCGATTTGCCGGCTTGTCCGGGGTCTTGGGGCAAACCAATACGGCAATTCACAGTATCCATCGAGGCGGTATTAAGCAAAGATTGCTCGACCGCCAAGGGGGTGTCTCTCATCCGAACCACATGAGCAACGTAATAAAGCCCTGTCACTGGGTTATGGCCTAGTTTTACGCCAATAGTCCAATCGGGATCATTGCCATCGGTTTTAGGAGTCGCCGCCAAATCCCAATAACGCACAAATCGAGTGCCGCTTGGGATGGCATCCACCATCTCGCACCATTCCCGTCGGAAATACAAACCTGCCGCCGGGCGAATTTTCCAGTTACCGCCCAATAATCGAGCCTGCTCTACCGCAGGTAAGGCTTTCAAGTTTGCCAAATAACTTGGGTCAGACTTTAATAAGGCCTTGTTATCAGAAAGTTTTGCTGAAATAAAAGTTAATGATTTTGGGTGAACCTGCTCTTCATGATCGCTTGGCAAATTCGGATCGCCATATTTATCAACCAATTCTTTAGCACTATCACCCCACAAAATTGTGTCATTGACCACAATAAACCAACGAACAACACCTGATCTTTCAGGAATGGCGTAACCCGTTTCTTGATCAATCCACCATTCAATCAACTGTGCCACCCATGAATCCGCATCGGGATTGCAGGTTGCCCGAATATAGGGCTTAACGCCGCTCATCGAGCGATTACGAGAAAGCAAATAAAAGAATTGCGAACGACTGAAGTGCGTTAATTCATCAAAACAGATTAGCGGGATTTGAGCACCTTGCCAATCCAGTTTGCTATTTTCATGCTCTAGGTGAGCAAATTTGACTTTTCCACCATGAGGCCACGTCCATTCCAGTACATGCGAAATAGGCTTGGCGTACATCAAAGGATAGAGCTTATTCGACTCATCCCATAAACCACCCGGATTCTTTACTTGCACCGTATTACGGCGAAAGAATACGGCGGCAAATTCTTTATTGGTCACTACATGACGCAATGGCTCAAGCAATAAGGCCCAAGTCTTTCCGCCCCCTGCCGCACCGCCATAAATCGCAATATCCGCCGAAGTTGCTAAAAATTGAGTTTGTGGGCCAGCTTGCGGTTGTATCTCTTTAACACTAGGAACGCTCATTGTCGGGTAGCTTTACGATATGCACGACATTTTGTAAAAGCTCGGCGTTGTTATTGACTTGAACCGCTACGCTGGGATTCTTGCCTTCAATAACTTCTTTCGCCACGCCAATGGTTTTTGCCCGATAGTTAAAATCTTGCTGATCAATGCAATCTTTTGCCATCGCTTGTTGCACATTTTTAATTGCCGAGCGATTTAAGAACTCAAGCCATTTCACCTTAGAATCAACTACTTCGTGAACAGCGTTCACGGTGCGTTCATCAAGTTGGCTAAGTTCTTGTTTTGCCTCAACTAATTTGTTCACGATTGGGGCGGTGCTTTTATCCACCCCTTTGGTAATCTTGTTTACTACGCCAAGGCTGACTTTATAGCGTTGAGCGATATGCCGTTGGCTATATTCGCCTGTTCGCCAATCAGCAAGAATGGATTCTTTAATTGAATCAGGTATCGGTTTTGAGGCCATTATTTTTTAAATACTTCAACAAGCTTGTCATGAGCAGAGCGAACACTTGCCCGATAGTCTTGGCAAATCGCCAATTGATTGCCTGTTAAGCCTTCGTGCTTTTGGCAAACTCGAACGCTCCAAACATACGCATGATGGACACAACTCTTACACCCCAAAGATTGATCAAACTCCTGATTACGTTCTAAAGCAGTCTCAGGGTTGATAAATGATCGTTGCGGTAATGTCATGTCCTATAAATAAAAAGACCCGCCTAAACGGGTTTAAAGGGACTAATCCCATGGAGACTGCAAATGAAAAAGTAAAAAAAGCCCACCGAAGTGAGCCTCTTTTCGCTAGGGGGCAAAAATCCACTCTAGCTAATTAACCATCACTTTACAGGGTGTTTTTGCAAATGACATTAGCCACTTTGACCACTTTAGCAACATTAGCAAGTTTGATTTGTTTGCATTAAATTTTTTAAGATTCTTTGAAAGGTTTCCTCTGAATATCCCGCCACTCTAGAATTGATAGGATGAGGGTGTTCAAGCTCAGGCAACTCCCCTTTTTCAATTTTTGAACGTAATGCCGTCACACTAATGCCGAAGCTCAAGCAAATCTCTTTAATTCTGTAAAACTTTGTCATACCAATCCCCCGTGTCGCTTGAGCATTTGTACTGCGGTTTCTAAAATTGTTTCGTAGCGATATTTACTAATACCCAATAAGTTTTGCTTTTGCACTACCGCATTGGGCTTGGTGTAGATAAATCGAGTGCGTTTAAAGACTTTATTGAGGTTTTCTGCCAAATAGACATCCCGATACGTCTTGGGAAGCCAAATGACTAAGCATTCAAATTGCAAAGCATCCAAAGGAAAAATCTCGGGGGGTGCTTCGGTGTCTATTTCAAAAGATTCTTGTTTAAAGTCGGCAACAAGTTTGCCGGTTAAGCAAACTTCCGTGGATGGAAGGTAATCTTTCCCATTAGCCCACCTTCGCCAATTGGCTTCTTGAAACTCAAACGAGTCGCTAATCCGAAATTTAGACAATGCACTTTCCTTATTGTTGATGTTTTTTGTTTCTAAATCTATTTCACCTTAATCACACCGCAACGCCACAACCAATCGGTAGTCTTAATCCAAGCGTTGATCCATTTCTCCTTGCGTTCGCTATAACTCAATTTAGAGCCTTGATCGATTTGACTATGGCAATCAAAGCAAAGCCCTGCTACCGCCCAATCTTGAGCTTTAATACCCCCTGATTTGCCAAATTCATGCCAATTTGCATGAGCCGCCACCACTGTTCCATCGTTGATTTTTCCGCATCCAAAACAAATCGGAGCGTACTTAAAGGCTTTAAGAAGCTTTGGGCTTCTAAAATTTAAGGAGGCGTAACTCATCCAATCTCCTTAATCATGACAACGCATTCGCCGCCCTTTTTGATGTCGCCTCGTTGCACTTGTAAAAAATCTATTTGGCTATCGTCATCCATGATCCCCGCCTGCACTAAGGCATCTTCAAGGGCTTTAATGCGATTACTAAGGTCATTTCTGCGTTTATCTCTTGGGTGCACGCTCATGCACAGAGAAAGCCTTGATGAGCCAAATTTAGGCACTCTTGTCACCATGCAATAGTCAGCAATGAACTTTTTAAAGCCTCGACCTTCTTTACTAATAATCCTTCGACCTTGAAAAGTGGCAAAGTAAGAATTGATACTGGGTGGCAATGGGAGGATGAGGGTGGCAACTTTAGTCATTAGCCTGCTCCGTGCAATCGCTCTTTGAGCAATTTAAAGGCGGTTGCGGCACACAATGGCACTTGTCCATTGCCAATGGCTTTAAGTCTGTCCACCCTAGAGGCCACCCCATCAGCCATTCGACCCACTTCGGGTTCAGATTCCCACCAATCAGTTTTGGGCTTTCCATGGCTACTGCTCCACCAAGCATAATTTGCTTGCTCTTGGCTCGATGTCGAATTACTGAATTTTTTGCATCGTTCGATTGTGGTGTTGGCCACATCTTCACCAATCTTGCCAATCCCACTGATCCGTCTTTGCCTTGTTGATTTACTTTTCTTGGCATCCCTGTCGATGTCGTATAAAACTTGTCGTTTTTCCCTATGATCGAGCCCGTTGTCGCATCGCTTGAAACGGGTGTCGGAAGCAAGAATCCATATACGCTCTCTGAGGTGCGGTGCTCCAACATTGTTTGCCGATAACACGCCCCATTCCGCATCGAACCCCATCGAGGCCAAATCTCCAAGGACTGTTCCGAGTCCTCTAGAAGTGAGCATTGGGCTGTTTTCCACAAAAACGTATTGGGGTCTAACTTCGCCAATAATTCTCGCCATGTGTTTCCACATTCCTGATCGTTCCCCTGTAATTCCCGCTCCTTTTCCTGCGGCACTAATGTCTTGACAAGGAAAGCCGCCCGAAATGACATCAACAATTCCTCGCCATGGTTTTCCATCAAAGGTTTGAACATCATCCCAAATCGGGAAAGGCGGGAGAAAGCCGTCATTTTGTCGGGCGAGCAATACGCTTGCTGGATAGGCTTCCCATTCAACAGCACAGATTGTTCTCCATCCAAGGAGATGGCTTGCAAGAATACCCCCCCCCCGCTCCAGCAAAGAGGGCGAGTTCATTAAGGCTTCGCTGATCAACCATGTCATTGAACCCATCCTTGAATAATCATTTCCATCAAGTGATCGGCTGTTTCTCGATTCATTTGCGGAAGGATATGGTTTAAAACCCCATCTATGGCGTTTTCATAAAAAATTTCAAACTCTTCTTGCCCCATTGATTCATAGCTAATGGATTTTGGAATTTGAATTAATTCGCCTGTTTCGGGATGAATGCAAGGTTCAAAATGCCCCGTGACCAATTTCACGGCAATTAACGCTTTATCCACCGTGTCATAGGTTTCTGAATTTTCAGAAATAAGATTTAAAAGTGCCATGAGTTTTCGATGATGTCGCCCGTTTCTTGGGGTGGACCACTCGCAACGCAACCACGTTCCCGGCTTCATCGTTTCTAAACGACGGCGAAACTTTGTCCATGCGGTATGATCATCAGGCGTTGAGCCAATCAATCCTTTAGGAGTTTTGAGGAGAATTGCTTTCACTTTCGCTCTCCTTGAGGCCCGCTAAAATTTGTTCCCTGCTCGGTGGATTTTTTCCCTTCGCAATTGCCGCCAACATAACTTCTTGATGAAGACGAGATGGTCTCGCAGATTTGACCAGTCGAATTGCACAAGGGAGACACCCCGAGACATAGATACCCGAAGAACGGGATTGGGAGGCCTTCTTCACACCTAGCTTCGCACAGGACTCGCATATCAAGCTACCATCCTTTCCGCAATCTTCTTGATGCACTTGTCTTTCAAGGTTTGATAGCTGTCATAGCCCGTTGGAGTGATCCCCAACTCCTTAGCTTTCGTATCAATACCTTCATTGGTAAACATCCAAGATTTGTCGTCTTTCAGCCCACCCCCCTTGGAAATATCTGCCGTAACCCATTCGGCTTTAAATCCTCGCCAACCTCTTGCACAGCACAGGCTTAAGGCTTCCTCAAGGCTGATCTTGGCTTTTAAGGCTTCACGCTCAATGCCCTTCAAAGCTGTTTCGGTAACGGGTGCTTTTAAAGATTTTCGTAACTTTAAAAAATCTTGAAAAACAGAATCACTAACGCCGCTAGGCGTAATAGTTTTTATTATTGGTTTATGGGTATTGGGTATTGGTTTATGGGTATTGGTTAGGCTTTTTTTGGGTTTGTCTTGGGTTTCATTTGGGTTATCCAAAATAAACCCACTGGTTATTTTTGGGTTTTGCTCTACACCGTTATATTTACTTGGTCTCCCGCCTTTTTTACCATTGAGTTTTTGCTTTTCTAAAAATTTTTGATAATTTTTAATTTCTTCTTCACAACGACGACTTACCCAACCTTTTTTTGTTAGCGTAAAAAATTCTTTCAAAATTGCATTGGCTTTTTCGATAGAACCCAACCTTAACCTACGGAAAACCGACTGGGTTTCTTTGGGTATTGGAGACTCTGTATCGTAGTAAAAATTAATCAATCTAAAGTAGATTGCCTCTTCTTCGAGGTCAAGATGGCTTGTATGCAAGTGCCAGTCTTTAATATTGAATTGGTAGTAGTGCATCAGTTACTTTCACCAAAAGTAATCACCAAAAATGAAGACGAAGTGGCAGGACGGTGGTGAGCCGCCTTTTCGGGAATTACCCTAGCCATTCGCACAAACTTACTGAAACAACTCGCCTTGACCCTTAGGCAAGGCTACGGGGTGGACGGTTCTGCCTGTGATCGAGCAGGGTCTTTTATTAGCCTCAATTAATAGACCTGCTTTTTTTAGATCATTGCAACGACCTGAAACGGCATTAATTGGCAATCCCGTAATCTTGGATATTTCTTGCAAGGAATAATCTCGTGAAGAACTCATTCTTGACAAAATGAAACAGGCTTGAGCACCTACCTGCCCCGTGTCTTTCATCGATTGATAGGTGACTCGACTCGTATCTCTAACTTGGGTTCTCATTTCTTCATCCCCTTGATTTTGGATAGTTGATCTAAGGCTTTAGCAAGCGTTTGAGTGGAGTGCTCAATCACATCCGTCAAGCGATCGGCTAGCTCCTCGTTATTGATTGGAAAGGCATCAAAACCACATTCACAGGCAAACCAAACAAAAGGCGAATGACATCCAATCTCTTTGGCTGACTTGAAGATAAAAAGCACTTGAGATATGTCTAACTTCTCAGGACGATTGGGGTTGATGCAATCATGCAAAAGACGGGAAGCGTTCTCAATGGTCTTATCAGGCCATAGAAGACTTCCCACTTTTTTAGTGCCGCCCAAAGCTTGAATTGCCGCTCTTAAAGCGTCTTCGGGGCTTTCAAAAAAAGGTAGGTCAGATTGCAAGGTTCATCCCTTCCGTGGTTATCGTAAGAATTCGTAAAGACAAAAAATGGGCAAAAAAATACACTTCACCCATGAAAAAATTCATAAATCAAACGCTTTCTTTGACCAATTCAGGCCAAATACGTTGCCAATCATCGGGACGTAAATCTTTACGACTTACCTTTCCTTCGGTTGCTTGTTCTATAGGCCAACATTTATCTACCGGTATAGGTCTGTCCCCTTTAGCCCACTGGTTTACAGTTGGAGGAGTAACCCCAAGTAATTTGGCTAATGAAGACTGACCGCCTAAAATTTCGCTCGCTAGGATCACAAATTTATTCATGGGGTGAATATAAGGCATTGCCTTATATTTGTCAAGCATTGCCTAACAGCATTATCGACCTAGAGAATTAGGCAATGCTTAAAAATAAAGAACTTGGATTGGCAATAAAAGCGGCTCTTGAGCAAAATAATTTTTCTCAAGCGGAAGCGGCTAGAAAATTTAATTTGAAACCCCCTTCAATTACTGGGTGGATTCAAACTGGTCGTATTAGCAAAGAAAACTTTGAAGTTTTAAAAAATTGGTGTGTAAAAACACCTTTAAGTCATTGGGGGCTTGACAATAATGAATCAAGACCAATAACTAATAAATTAGATCAATTGGATATTGATTTGCTAAATTCTTTTAACAAACTAAAAACTGAGCGTCAAAAAATTGAAATTATTGGGTATGTTCAGGGAAAAGTAAGTGAACAAAAAAATATGCAAAATCTATCCATTTCCACCAAGACCAAAAAGGCGGCGATCTAAGAGGATTGCCACCCAAAAGGCAGAAATACTATTTTTTCCTTTGCCGCTATTCCGTTTCAGCGAATAATGTAATACTAAAATCCATAACCTGTATAGATTAAACACCGATTTTTTATAACAAATGGCAAATTAACCATGAATCAATCACCTCAATTTGTAACAAAAGGTCAAAAAAGCAAAACCACCGCAGGTCTTTTAGCTATTTTTTTGGGCGGCGTTGGTGCTCATAAGTTCTATCTTGGAAAATCTGGGATGGGTGTCCTCTACTTGGTTTGTTGCTGGACATTTATACCTGCAATGATTGGTTTTATAGAAGGAATCATGCTTTTATTGGGGTCTCAGGAAGCTTTTAACAAAAAATACAACGCCAATCTAAGTGCTGTTTCAGTCGCTATTTCGCCTGATACTCACGTTCGATGCCCCGAATGCAGGGAATTTATATTCAAAGACGCTAAAAAATGTCGCTATTGCGGCACTGTTTTACAACCCCAATAGCCCTACTCTCCTTAATAAAGCCCGCCTTGAGCGGGTTTTTTTATTGCCTAAATTTATTTTATATAGGGAAAACCATTAGCTATTACCTAAGAAAATAATTAGGCATTGCCTATTGACATTTGTTAGGCAATGCCTTATATTTCATTACATAGCAACACAGCCCCCAAATGACGAGTGTGAGCCGAAGCAAATGGGGAGCAAACCAAAGACTCATGGTGCTGTGAGCTTCCGAAATACGGCCTAGGCCACAAGTAAGGAGCGAGCTTAGTAGGTGCAGTAAGGCATTAAAGCAATGGAATTGATTGGGTAAGGCGATGGTAACAAGGCGAGGCCATCACACCGATAGCCCTTGGCAAGCCAAGCCCAATCAACTCCACCCTAATAAGGAGAAGTTGCAATGAAAAACGATTACGTCACACCCGAGCAACGGCTTTTGTTTTGTCAAGGCAGTAAGCACGCTAAATCAGATATTTGGTTTGGCAGGTTTTTAGTAGTAAGCATAGCGATTTTGGTTGTGGCTCAGATCGTTCATGCACTTTAAGCAGTACATAAAAAATACATGGAGGTTGTATGAGTGAAAACGAAGTTGTTGAGCAGAAGCAAGAGCTTCAAGTAGCTCAACAAAAGCAATCATATTCTTTAGCACCAAAGGATTTTGAGCAAGCTTTGAAATTCTCTGAAATGATGAGCAAATCAAATTTAGTGCCAAAAGAATTTGTTGGTAACGCAGGAAACATTATGGTTGCCGTTCAATGGGGCATGGAGCTAGGTTTACAACCAATGCAGGCAATGCAAAACATTGCGGTAATTAATGGTCGCCCTTCTCTTTGGGGTGATTCAGTGATTGCCTTGGTTCGTAGCTCTAGCCTTTGCGAATACATCATTGAAGAAGATGATGGAAAAACTGCAACTTGCCGTGCTAAACGCAAGGGGCAAGACGCTGAGATTATTGGCACATTTTCAATGGATGACGCTCAAAAGGCAGGGCTTGCAAGCAAAACAGGCCCATGGACTCAATACCCAAAAAGAATGCGTCAAATGCGTGCAAGGGCTTTCGCTTTGCGTGATGCGTTTCCCGATGTATTGCGAGGTATGCCAATTGCAGAGGAATTGCAAGACTATGAGCCAAATGACTCAAAACCTCAGCCACAAACGCCAATTCAACCGCCGGTAGAAAAGAAGATTTACACCGAAGCCGAATTTAATGAGAAATCCGCCGCTTGGTCTAAGTTGGTTTTTGAAAAGAAAAAGACACCCAATGATTTGATTACTTTTATCGAGTCAAAAAATGCGGTGCTAACCGAAGACCAAAAATTAACCATTCACTCATGGGGAGAGGCAAATTGATAGTTCATAACTTAACTCAAGGTAGTGAAGAGTGGCATGAATTTCGTTTAAACCATTTTGGAGCGAGCGAAGCGGCGGCAATGCTTGGCTTATCCAAAAAAGTAACTCGCAATGAATTATTAAAGCTAAAAGCTACTGGATCATCAAAAGAATTTAGCGATTGGGTTCAAAAAAATATTTTAGATAAAGGTCATGAAGTCGAAGCATTAGCAAGGCCTTTAGTTGAAGCCATGATTAACGATGAACTTTATCCAGTTACTTGCTCGGATGGAAGATTATCGGCTTCTTGCGATGGTTTAACGATGGCGGAAGAGGTCGCTTTTGAACATAAGCAATGGAATGAAGAGTTAGCTAATTTAGTAAGTCAAGATATATTGCCCGATGAACATTGGCCTCAATGTCAACAAATTTTAATGATCACAGGGGCTAAATTCTTGGTATTTACCGTTTCCGACGGTACAGAGGAAAGAATTGCTACAACTCATGTATTCCCCGATCAAGAAAAGTTTGCTTTATTAAAAGCAGGTTGGGAACAATTTGAAAAAGATTTGCAAAACTATGAACATCGTGAAATTGCCGAAAAGCCACAAGCACAGACAATAAAAGATTTTCCCGTGGCTACTTTGCAAGCTAAAGGCGAATTAACGGTTACCAATCTTCAAGAAGTGTTGCCAAAATTTGATTTATTTTTAACAAGTCAAAAAATTGAGCTAGTTACGGATGATGACTTTGCTAATGGCGAAGCGATTGCAAAATTTAGTCGTGATACCGCTAAAAAGTTACGCTTGACCGCTCAAGCCACTATTGATCAAATCTCATCGGTAAGCGATGCCGTTAGGTCACTTGAGCAATACGCTGATAAATTTGACGCTTTGGGTCTTTCTCTTGAAAAAGCCGTTAAAAACGAAAAAGAAGCTCGAAAGAACGCCATCATTAGCGATGCACGTCTTAAATGGATGGAGCATTTAAATGGCATTAATGCAGAGCTTGGAAAAGTTCACATTCATGTAAAAGAGCCTAACTTTGTTGAAGCCGTTAAAAACAAAAGAACCATTGAGTCTTTACATAATGCAGTGGATACCGCTTTAGCCAATAGCAAAATAGAAGCCGATGCGATTGCAAAAGAATATCGCACCAAGTTGAGTTGGTTAAACACCCAATCTCAGTATTTATTTTTATTTTCAGATTTACAACAAATTATTACCAAGCCATTGGAAGATTTTCAAAATACCGTTAATGCACGGGTAAATGAATATCAAGCCAAAGAATTAGCCCAAAAGACCGTTGATGACATTCCAAAATCGAATGCATCAATTGATATTGCTAAATCATTTCCTGATTCAACAGTTATTGGGGCGGTCGGCAGTATTCCAGTTAGTCAAAAAAATAGCCTGATTGACAAGCCTGTGGAGCATAAAGTCATCGGGGAATTTTTAGCGGCTCGCATTTGGAAAACTGAAAAAGATCGCAATACCGCTAGAGCCATTTTGATTGAGTTTGAAAAATTTATAGCTATGCGATCAGAAGCAAAAATTCGAGGCGAAGCGGAAACAGTTTAATCAATGGGGCAAAAGCGGATGTTGTATGAAGTTACCGTCCATGCAAATGTCGTTATTGGCATACAAACGTAGCGAGTAGCCCCCACCCTATTTAACCAAGGAGAAGCAAATGACAATTAAATTGAAAACAGGCAAAAAAGCAGAAAACTTTAAAGCCGATGAAGAAACAGTTGAAGAAATTAATCAAAAGCCACGCACTCAGTCTAAAGAAGACATTGAAAAAACTTTAGAGATTACTGAGCAATTTTTATTGGGGAATTTGATTAAGGCTGTTTCAGAGCCATTCAAAGAGCTTCAAGTGCCATTTAGAGCATTAAATGAAATGGAGCAATCTAAGTTATTAACCAAAATTGCTGAAGTCACTCGCAAAGCAGTATTTGAAGCTGTGCGTTGCATATCCAGTGGTGATCGTGTGAACTTTAGAGCCACTTGTGATGTTGTGCAATTTAAATCAGATGGCGTAAAGGCTAATTTGAGCTTGTTTAATTCTCCCGAAGCACATGCTTTAGCTGACCATGCAGGCAAAACAATCATGGTTGTGATTGAAGATGGCAACCGTTATTTAGATGTTGGCGATGCCACACAAGGTCAAGCCGATCAACCTGATCTTCCGTTAGATAAAGCGGCTTAATTAATGGGGCGAAAGCTACAACTTTAGAACACTAGGCTAAAGCGGTACTCCAATATCAGTAGTTAGTAGCCCCACCCATATTGAAAGATAAGCAAATGGCTGACATATCTGAACATTTAATTAAAGGCAGAAGATATTTGAATCAACTTGAACAACTTTCAGCAAATGTCAATTTAATTGATAAAACTGAATTATGGAAAGTGGGCGATGCCCTACTTCATGAAGTCAATCAAGTAATGATTTGCGTTGACAGAATTTGCAATGAACATAATTAAAGGTAAAGCAAATGGCTTCCGTAAATAAAGTAATTTTGGTTGGTAATACTGGGCGTGATCCTGAAACTCGTTACATGCCAAGCGGTGACGCAGTTACCAATATTTCAATTGCAACTTCCGATCGTTATAAAGACCGTCAATCAGGTGAAGTTAAAGAAGCTACTGAATGGCATAGGGTCGCATTTTTTGGAAAATTGGCTGAGATTGCGGATAAATACCTCAAAAAAGGCACTCAAGTTTATATCGAGGGGCGTTTACGCACCCGTAAATGGACAGACCAAAATGGTCAAGAAAAGTATGCAACCGAAATTATTGCTGATTCTATGCAAATGCTAGGGGGAAAGCCCGTTAATACGAATGGCGATGGAGGAGAAAGCTATAGCCGACACAAACAACAAGATAAACCGACTTCATCTGTAAAGCCTAGTAATGGTGATCTTGGATCAATGGATGATGACATTCCATTTTGAGAATTTTATGACTAATGAAAAAAGGGTAATTTCACAAAATCAACCCAAAAATGTTTGTTTTGAATGCGGGAAATATTGGGGGGCTAAATTGTCTATAGGCAATTTATCAAACATTCAAATGGGCGTATGCAATGTGTGCAATGAATTTGGCTCAGTAACAACGCCATTTGATTTTGGTTATTTAAAAGATGGGTGGGACAAATGAAATATTTATGTGAAGCATTAATTACTATTTCAATTATTGTTTTTGCTATCGGATTAATGTTTTTAATTGCCGGTCATGATCTTATTGCACAAAAAAGAGATTGCCAATTAAGCGAGATTAGTCCTGACTTTAGCCCTGATATGCGTGAATTGTGCAGAAAATTAAGGGCGGTTAAATGACTACATTTACTACGGAAGACCGCATTGCGGCCTGTGGCGGAAATTGCAATCAAGGAAGAGATGAGTGTAATTGTCAAGATCAATCAAAAAAAGTTATTAAAAAAACTTGGGCTGACAAAGTTGCAATCACAACTATAGCAATTGCCATTGTTATATTGCTTTCGGTTATTCGCCTAGGGGTATCAATGAAAGGCTTTTCATGAAAGAGATAACTCTAAAAGATGGCACTCGCAAAGTAGAAATTAGATTAAAAAAAGACGAGCATTTAATGGTGATAAGAGAAGATTCTTATTACCAACTTGGAAATCACATGGATGAAATTGTTTATTCTGGAACGCTCATTGATTCTTGCGAGGTTTATTGGAATCAGCACCAGCAAAAATGGTTATGTATATGAGTGACTGGATAAGCGTAAAAGACCGATTGCCTGAAAATTGTGAAGTGGTTGATGTTTATACACTATATGACGGCAGGGTTGTAGATGTTGCATATAGGGATGGTGAATGGGTTTCACAATATCTTAAATGGTCAGGAAATCCTACTCATTGGATGCCATTACCTTCACCACCAAAGGAGCAAGCATGAATGTAAATGAACCTAGTGCATTTGCTTTTATGGACAACATACCGCTACCAATAATTAAACAAAAAAGGGTAAGTATGATTGAACGCCCCATCCTATTTAATGGTGAAATGGTCAAAGCCATTCTTGATGGTCGCAAGACACAGACTAGGCGGCCTGTTCATAAAGACCTAGTTGGTTGCATTACTGGTAAGGGTGAAAATATCGTTTATCGAAATCCATTTGGTAAAACTACCGATCAATTATGGGTGCGAGAAACATGGACGGTCAATCTTACAGGAGACTCAAAAAACGGTGGATTAGGTACGGTTCCAATTTACCGAGCAGAGCACCCTAATGCTTTTTTGAAATGGAAGCCTTCTATTCACATGCCTCGATGGGCTAGTCGTATTGATTTATTCATTACTGATATTCGTATTGAGCGAATTCAAGATATTTCGGCGAATGACTGCCATCGAGAGGGCATTGAGTTCTCGTTTGGCGTTGATCCACATGATGAATATAGGAAATTGTGGGACTCCATTTACAAAAATTGGGATGAAAACCCTTGGGTATGGGTGATTGAATTTGTAAAGGTTGAAAAATGAAACCGCATAAACACGCAGAATTAATTAAAGCATGGGCTAATGGTACTGAAATTCAAGAAAGTTATTACCTTGGAAATAATGGGTGGTCACCTTGGACTAGATTTAGAGGCATTTGGGCGGATCATCCAATGACCACTTATCGCATCAAACCATCAGAAGTTGCTCAATGGCGTAAAGACTTTGCACAAGCATTAAAAGAAGGTAAAGAAGTTCAGTATTTATCTTGCGATGGATGGGTAAAGTCAACAAGAACATTAGAAAATTGGCTAAATCCCGAATGGGATTTATATGATTACAACAAATTAAATTACCGCATTAAACCTGAGCCAAAGCCTGATGTTGTTACGTATTGCTCCATTCCACTTGCTACTGACCTTATATATTTTGGGTTTTTGATGAGTAGCAGGCAAATGGATTGTGACAACCTAAAGCTTATTTGGGATGGAGAAACAGGAAAACTAAAAGACGCAGAGGTGATCGCATGAAAGCAAATGAGATAAAAGGCCAATTATTTTGGTTAGAAGAATCCGTTGGTAATACATTTCAAAAAGAAATGATTGGTAATGTTTACGCACTAATTAATAAATATGAAGAAGAAATACTTAGGCTTAGAAAAGTAATTTGGGATAGCGACAATCAAAAATTTAAAGCAATTGAATCTCTTGGAGGTTCAAATAGCGGGGGATTGTTGGTTGGGAGAATGATTATCGAAAATGCTTATCTCACAGGAAAAGACATTTTTGAAGGTGATGTTGACATCAAGCCATTAAAAAGAACGCTGTCGCCCAAAGGAATATGAAATTGAAATATGGTTTCAACATTGGGGATAAGGTCTATATCCATGAGGCAACTATTTATGGATATATTCAGCAAATACTTATGTCTTGCGATGGCATTCAATATCAAGTTCGATATTGGGATGGCACAACAAGAAAAACAGAATGGCTTTTCATTGATGAAATTTGCAAAGCCGATCAAACAAAAAATGTAAATAACTAATCATGGCAAAAAATAAACCTCCACGTCGAGATGAAAGACGAAAAGCTAGAGAAAGAAAGAGATCATCATGTCAGACTTGAATTTAACTTATCAAGAATTAGTGGAGCTTACTCACTTTAAGCTTTCAAAAAAACAAGCTGAGGCATTGAGATTTATGGGGATTGAACACCGTGTTAGACCCGATGGATCGGTGGCTGTTTTACGTTCTCATGTAGAAAGAATTATGGGTGGAAATGAGCCATCAAAGCCAGTCAGGGCTATGATTACCCCTTCTTGGGAGAATATTAATGCAAAGGCGGCGTAAACCCGAAAATAAGGGATTGCCAACTAGATGGAGCTTTAGGCACGGAGCTTATTATTTTAAAGTGCCCATGGGGATGGAGCAATTTTGGGATGGAAAAAAATTGTTTCGCCTTGGTAATACTTTGCCCGAATCTTATAAAGCATGGGCTGAGAAATCGGAAAAGATAGAATCTGCCAATACTATTGGGGATTTACTCGATCGCTACTTACTTGAAGTAGTGCCAAAAAAAGCCAAAACAACTCAATCAGGCAATCAAACAGCTATTAGACGTTTACGGGGGGTATTTGGAGAAATGCCTTTGCTTGGCTTAGTGCCAAAAACCGTTTATCAATATGTAGATAAGCGAGACGCAAAAATAGCGGCTCACCGAGAAGTGGAGGTGCTATCTCATGCTTTTACTAAGGCGGTGGAATGGGGATATATCGATCGACACCCGTTTAAAGGTGAAGTACGGTTAGAGGGCGAGCCTTCAAGAGACCGCTATGTAGAGGATTGGGAGGTAATTGAGTGCCTATCCCTTGCAACTAGGCGAAAAAAGGGAAGCGTGGGAGCAATACAAGCCTATATTCGCTTAAAACTCATGACAGGCATGGCTCGGGGCGATTTGTTGCGTTTGACAGTATCGAATATCAAAGAGGATGGCATTCATATTCAACGTCATAAAACCGCTAAATCAAGCGGTAAGCGTACCGTTTATCAAATGACCCCTGAGCTAAAGAGTGCCATAGAAATGGCAATAGCGAGCCGTCCAGCACTTTCTCCGTTTCTTTTTTGCAAACGGGACGGGCATGGGTATATCGATGAGGAAACGGGTGTGCCAAGTGGTTGGAAGTCGATGTGGCAACGATTCATGGCTAGGATCATGGCGGAAACCAAGATTACGGTAGCTTTTACCGAGCATGATTTACGGGCTAAATGTGCTTCCGATGCCGAGACTTTAGAGCATGCTAGGGCTCTTTTAAACCATGCCGATGCTAGAACTACCAACAAAATTTACCGTCGAAAACCCGAGCAAGTCTTGCCATTACGGGGCGTTCAATAGATGCCTTTTTTGATAAATTTGGGGTACAAAATGGGGTTTGGGGTACAAAAGGTAAGGCCTCCCGACTGGGAGGCCTTATAGTTGGTGCGGCTGGCAGGAATTGAACCCACGACCCCTTGGTTCGTAGCCAAGTACTCTATCCAACTGAGCTACAGCCGCATTAAGACCGCTATTATGCCATGGAAATTAAAAATTACATAACT